TGCAGTCAGGTTCTCCAATATCAGCAGACCCAGATTCCTCTAACTGAGAAATCAAAGTTCCACCAGTTTGAAAGATGATAACTTTAGGTTCCATATCAGCAGTCCTCACATCCATCAGTTACCACCATTGACTGACTCTGGATGTCCTCATCCAACTTAAGAATATCAGTCATGTACATATTATACAAGTCATCAACAGCATCAACAAAGGTAACAATCCAATCAAGAGGGACTGGGAATCGATAACCCTTACCAAGAGCAATCCAAGGACTTAGTTTAATTTCAAGCGAAGCACCACCCCTTTCATTAACTTCTGGGTCTCCAGTCTTAACAATACAGGGTTTAGTAAAGAAGTATCCTACAACTTTACCTTCAAGAAGCATCTCTTCAACATCAGAGATAATTTGTTCTCCCGTCTTAACAACGGCCAATTTAACTGTCATGATTTTTAACTAGTTTACTAACATACTAACACAAAAAAGAAAAGCGGGCAAGGGTTGATAGTTGCCAACCCTTGCCCAATGCGGCGACGATATTTGGGTATGCCCAAATATATTTATAGGTAATCTTTGCGTGCGTGGTGATCTGGAACTACCTTACCTAGGATAATTCTGAGGAGTCCGTCTTCAAAGGTGACTTCTCGGACTTCTGTATCGTCGGATAAAGTCCATGCTCGTTGAAAACTTCTTTGAGCCAATCCCTTGTGGACAAACGTCTTGTCCGCGTCTGTATCTTCTTTTTGTCCTTCGACAAAAAGTTTTCCATACTCCGTGAAAACATTGACCTCTCCTTTCTTGAATCCTGCTAGTGCAATCTCTAAATGAGATTCTACATTATTTACTTGAATCAGGTTGTAAGGTGGATAGTTTTTTGTAGTTTCATGAAGGTTGAAGAGACGATCAAAATACTCATCCATCCCAATACTGTTCTTTGTGATTTTATCCATCAACGTAGATAAATCGGCAGCATGATATCTTCCGAGGTTATTCATTATGGTAGCTCCTTTAAAAGCGAGTTTGTATTGTGTGGACCCTTACGGCATCCACTACTAATTATACAAGTAACATAAAAAAACGGGGTGTTGAACCCCGTATCTTTTTATTCGGTTGCTTCTACCTTTTTCTTAGACCCGATATTGTACTTTTGTTCTAAGATCCAATCGTTTTTATCTTTATAAGACAAAACTTTAATTTGATTTAGTGGAGCAATATCCATGATGGATTCTGCATTAACTACACTAATAAGTCCCCAGTCTGACAGAAGTCGAGTAATTCTATTCCTTCTTTGAATATCATTAACTGTCAGATTTGCATGTTTACCGTCAAGAGCAAACAACTCTTTAAAATGCGTAATGAAGTATCTACCTTGCTTGTGAAGAATGTGGCAAGATTGATAGAGTTTCTTCTCTTTACGCGATGCTACTCCGATTCGGGTAAGTGTTTCACGAACCTTCAAAAAATCGTCAGGTTCATTTAACATAACTTCTACCATCATTTCAGGAGTCCAGTTTACCTGGGGTTCAATACTGTTTGTCATGCTGTTCCACCAATGTCAAGTCTTTGTTTAATAAAGTCGATTTGTTCTTTAGATAAAATACTCAATGCTTGCATTGCCTTCTCATTACTATATCCATAGTACTGTTTAACAATATCAAGATCTTTAATCTTATCCTTTCGGAGCCAGGGAGAGAATCTCTTACGCTTCCTCAGAGTATTTATATAAAAGGAATATTGCATATCATTACTAATATGCGAATTCATATTCATTTCGTTGGCAAACAAAACAGCATCAAGATGAGAAGATAGACACTTATTAACAATAAATGCTGGATACTTCTTAATGCTGTCGGGATCTTGTTGTAATAGATTTTCTTTAGTGTGATTAATAGAGTTCAACCAATCTTTTAGTTCCATCACTTAAACACTGCAGTTACACTAATTACTTGAGCACCAGGATTACGTGCAAGAGCAACCTTGCGAGCATCCTGATAGTCAGTCGCAATAACCTCTTCTTTAAAGACAGTTCCTGCCTTATACAACTTGACTTCCACTTTCATAATTCATCAATAGCAATTCTTTACGGGTTTTTTGATCTCTCATATAATCACCAACAGATCGCATCGTATATGTGAGATCAAATTCAGATGCTCTCCATTTTGAATCGGTAAAACGATCCTTTACTAACTGATCAGAGTTATAACTGATCATCATGTCTGTAGAAGAATTATTACAATCTTCCGCAAATTTATCGTGATCAAATCCCTTGTGAGTAGAACCATTCTTCCCATAGAGATTGTCTTTAATGTCGTATGGTGGATCTAGATAAACAAAAACTCCAGACTTAGGTGAAGACTCTTCCAACAAATCTTCATAAGAAAGATTAGTAATCTTCCAATTCTGAATCAACTTCTGATAAACAGATAGTTTTAGAATTCCCTTCATAGAGAAGTTACTATCCGATGCCTGCTTTGAAAATGCAGAGGATTGTGTAAGACCAGAAAAAGAGCACTTATTGATGATGTAAAAAGAACATGCTGCCCAAAAAAGATCTTGACTCTCTACAGGAGTAATATCCAAATATTCTTTTGCCTGTAAAAACAATCCATGAGCAGAAGATTGATCTGGAAATCTGGACTTCAACTCTTGAAGTTTTTTTTCCATTTCATAACCTTTATCTCTCAACTGCTGCCAAAAATTTGATACAGGTTGATGGAGATCATTAATCCAGATGTTTAAATTTGGATTCTTCTTTGCAATATGAATTGCAACGCTACCACCACCAATGAAAGGTTCGTAAAAATCAGTGTAATCTCTTAAATCAGGGAAGAATGGATCCATCTTCTTACAAGCGCGTGACTTGCCTCCTGGATACCTTAGAGGTGTCTTATACGATGCTAAGGGATCTTTAGGTGCCTTAGTTTTACTCATACAATCTCCTCAATGAGTTTTTGAAGTGCTTTGGAGAAGTCCTCCTTTTTCTTAGGAACAACATTTTGACAAACCCACTCCATATCGTTGTAGTGAATACGAGTAACGATATTAGCATCATTTACTTTCATAGTCTTCACTACAGCAGGATATGGTGCGTATGCAACTGACATAGATTTAGTATCCACCAGAAGCATATAGTCAAACTTCTGTTCTAGACGTTCAATCTTATTTCCAGCATAGTTTTTAAGAATGATGTCAGAGGTGTTAGGGACCTTTTTATTAAACATCCCTTCCTTACATTTACACTCCCACCGCTGACCATCACTTGTAACAAAGTCATGCCCAAGAGTATCATTCATACCAACGTAGGTCAATTGTCCATCACTGTGTTTTGCGATGGAAAGTTCAATAACCTCAGTACGAAGTCCCCGTGCCTGTGCTCGCTTCATTCCCTCAGAAGCAACAGCAGTTCCAAAAATTTCAGACCAGTTAAAAGATTCAAAATTAATCATAACAAAAATAAAACATCAAAGAGCAAGTTGCTTGCTCGGTGTAATAATTGGACTAAAAATCTCATTGTATTGTTCAACAATTTGATCTTGAGTATCTGCAATATAAATGACAAAGTTCTTACTAATCGTAAGTTCCTTTACACTTTTGCTAAGAAGTGGAGACCAAGGAGCAAACCCAAGTTCTCCTCGACCAGAGGGGACAGCAACAATAGCATTTTCAATAACAATGCTATCGTCATTATCAGAGATCAAATTGGCAACAACATCCTCACCAGAAGTGAGGCGGATCAGTTTAACGTTCATTTGTAGTCTTTAAGTTCGGTGGTCAAAAGAGAAGTAAACAACTCAGTAAGTTGTACAGTGCTTGATGCCATTATACGATATCCAGTTCCAACATACAACTGACCAAGGACAACCGACAAAGTGGCAATTCCCCAGAAGATATAATAGAACCTAGACTTTACTTGTGCTCGAAGTTTTTCTTTTTTCATTTAAATTCACACTCACACATAATTTCAGTTAGTGCCGCCAAAAGATTAATTTCTTGATCGGCAACGAAGGCAACCTGATACTGATACTTAGCAATAATAAGCACAGCAGCAGGAATAGTAG